TATAACAAGTCCACCATTACTACCAGTAACATCTAAATCGAAAGTTCCAGCTTTAATTGTTAGATCAGTTCCTACCCTTCTCAAGAAATTGTTGGAATCTCCTTGTAGATTAAAATCTCCACTACCACTCAAGAATATACCATTTGAGGATAGGTCGGTTGGTATGGTTGAACCCATCGCTATAGTTCCACCATTGGATGATGATATATGTTGAGTAGATGTTAGTAAATCAAAATTTTCTGACCTTATATCAAAACTTGAACCATCTAATCTCAAATAATTATTTGAATTTAATTGTAAATTAAACTCACCACTACCACTTAGGAAAATACCATTTGTACTTAAATCAGATAATGAACCACTTGCACCACCAAGTGAAACCATTCCACCATGTTCGGTTGTTATGTCTATTTTATTCGTATCAATTACTAAATCATCAGTTCTGATTTGTAGATTGTTTCCATCAGCATCAAAATATAAATATGAATTACCACTTGTGGCCGTTCCAGCTCTAAAGTTACCATCTCCATCTAAATACACACCCTCACCAGCTGTTTTAGACATCGAACCACTTGCACCACCAAGTGCCAACTTGTTATTACCAGCGGTACTATCAGTTCCAATTAATAACATACCAGGTGTGGCTAATCTAATCTTATTTGCTCTTACATCCAGCCCATTGTCATCAGTAGCAAATTTAAGATAGTTATTTCCATTTCTATATAATTCTAATTTATAAACATCATTATCACTACCAAGTATTACACCACCTTGTGTTCCACCAAATGTCTGTGAACCTATTCGTAGAAAATCATCAGTTCCATCACTTGACAATTGTAACGGATAATTACCTTTTGTTCCAAATCCTATGGTAGATGTAGAACCACCTTGTATTGTAATACCACCAGCTGTACTTGAATTGTATCCAAAACTTGCTGATTTATTCGTTGATGAGATTTCTAAATCTGTAGCATCTAATTCAAAATTTTGAATATCAAAAGATACATCTTCACCTGAAACATCTAAGTGTGAAGAAGTGATTTCAAACTTACTTCCATTAAATTTTAGTGCATCAGTAGAATCACCAACATGAAATTGTGATGTTCCAGCACTATTGTTTAAGAAAAATCCTGAATCGGTATCATCAATATTTCTTTTACCACTTCTAATAGTACCACCATAATTACTACCTGTCATCTCAATACCTTGACCACCAGTACTACCAAGTTTAAAGTATGCTTGATTGGATGCAGAATATGCTAATTCTATTGCTCCATTTGCAATACTCATAGATTTTTGAGTCGATGAAATTTGTAAGTCAGCAGGTCCTGCATCTAATTGGAAAGTATCAGTTTTAATGTCTACCCCATCATCAAAGATGAAATAATTACTTGAATTTTTCACAAATTCTGCTTGTGGGTTGTTCGAATCCATACCAATAAGAATACCAGCAGTTCCACTACCTGCATTAGCCGCACCTGCTCTTCCTGTTGCCATTGCAGGACCAGAAGATATAGATGTTCCATCATATTTAAAACTTGTTGCTGTAGTTGGTGGAGAACCACCTGCATAAATTGAATTTGTTTGTGTTCCAAAAGCCATGTATTGAACTATGGTTGCTGGTGTTGTTGTTACATTTGTCCAACTAGAACCATCGT